ACTGGAGAAGGAACTGGAGAAGGCTCAGGGACTGGAGAAGGCACTGGAGAAGGAGAAGGCTCAGGGACTGGTGGCGGATCAGGTGGTATGCTTTCTGGTGGCAGTGGCAGTAGTATTGGGCAGGGATACATGGGAGGCTTCAACTACAACTTACCTCAGTTTGTGCCTGTAGCTTATCAGCCTAAAGATTATGACGTTGAGCTTAATAGAATCATCAAACAAAGCTTATTTCAAGGGATGGTTTAATGAATTATTTAGATTTAGTTAACAATGTGCTAAGAAGACTACGAGAAACGGAAGTTACTTCTGTACAGTCCAATGCTTACAGTAAACTCATAGGAGACCTAGTCAACGACGCTAAGAACCTTGTGGAAAGCTCGTGGGACTGGTCTATGCAGCGTAAATTAATTACCACGGTTTTAATCAACCCCGTAGAAGGAAACCGATTTACTCTTGTTGGCTCAGGGGAAGCACCTAAAATACAAAGCATGTTTGTAGGTTGGTTTAGAGAAGGCAGTGTGCCTGCTCTTTCAAAAACTGCGACTAGTCTTCTAACTTATATAGATCAAGTATCTATGCAGGAATATATAAGACTAGAACAACCTTTGCAAGGAAACCCAACGCCAACAGGAACACCTATTTATTATAGTTTATATGGGATAGATTCTAACAGAGATACTATAATTACATTGTACCCTTCCCCTGATCCTACAGGATTGTTGCTTACATCTTTATTTAAAGCACAAGCAGACTTAGTCAATGATACAGACAAACTAGAAATCCCTGTCATGCCTGTGTTACACCTTGCAGTAGCTTTTGCTTCACGAGAACGAGGAGAAACAGGTGGTACTTCTACTCAAGAATACTTTACTATGGCTAACAAGTACCTTTCGGATGCTATTGCGTTAGACGCAGCAAATGCGCCGGAAAAAACTATCTTTTATACACCATAAGGTACACGTATGGCACAAGAAATAAAAAGTATTACTCTTGTAGCGCCTGCTTTCAAAGGTATTAATACCGAAGATTCGCCTTTAGCTCAAGACCCTTCTTTTGCGGAAAGCGCGGACAACGCCATTATCGACAAAAGAGGGCGTATTGCTGCACGTAAAGGACTCAGTGTTTTAACTACGGATAAAACTGAGTTAGGCACTGGAAACTTACGAGCAATAAAGGAGTTTAGGGACAACTTAGGTAACACCAAAATATTCTCAGTGGGTAACAACAAAATACTCAGTGGCACAACTGTGTTGGCTGATGAAACACCGGGTAGCTACACGATCACTTCAGATAACTGGAAGATTGTCAACTTTAATGACAATGTTTATTTCTTCCAGAGAGGCTATGAACCTTTAGTTTATAATAACACTGGAGGCGCTGTAGTTAAACTTAGTACAGTAGCAGGAGCAGCAGGTGTTGTTGCTGCAATGTACGGCAATGAAGTCCTAGCGGCCTACGGTAGACTCTGGACTGCAGACTTTACTACTGATAAATCTACTGTGTACTGGTCTGACCTTTTGATTGGCCATGACTGGACAGGAGGAACATCTGGTTCCATAAATTTATCAAAAGTATGGCCTGATGGTTTTGACGAAATTGTAGCACTGGCTGCACATAATAATCTTTTGATTATCTTTGGAAAACACAGTATCGTAGTGTACGAAGGTGCTGACTCTCCTGCTACTATGAGATTAGTAGATACTATTGCAGGAGTAGGTTGCGTAGACAGAGACACTGTGCAGTACACAGGAACAGACGTTTTATTTTTATCTCAGACTGGTCTCAGAAGTTTCGGTAGAACTGTACAAGAAAAATCAATGCCTATGAGCAGCTTGTCGGGGACAATTACTACGGACATTATTAGACTGATTAGAGGAACCGGAGAAATCTTCAGGTCCGTGTACCACCCAGAAGAAAGCTTCTACTTAATAACTTTCACCAATCAAGCAATAACCTTTTGTTTCGACGTTAGAGGTACTTTGGAAAACGGGGCTTATCGAGTTACTCGCTGGCCCGGCACAGGCTTTACTTGTTATGGACGCAAGGACAACGGAGACTTACTTATAGGTAGTCGTTTTGGAATTGGGCAGTACACAGGGTACAAAGACAACAGCCTTCCTTACCGCTTTAAGTACTTTAGTCCTGAGCTGACTTTCGGTGACGCTTCTAAACTTAAGTTTTTAAAAAGACTCAGACCAACACTGGTAGGAGGCAGCGGTGCAGACGCTATTTTTACGTGGTCCTATGACTTTGGAACTTTGTTTAGCTCTGCTGAAGTAGGGATTAGAAGTCAAGGAAGGTCTGACTTTAATTTATCTGAGTACCCTGTGTACTCTGAGTTGTCTGGTTATGGCATTTCGTCTACAGGTGACGTTGACATAGGAGAAGTTGTAGTTGTAAACAAGTTCTTAGGGGACTTTACTTCTGCTCCTACTATCGGCTCTGGGGGAGGTGCTTTGTTAGAAGGAGACAGCTACTTCGACACTGCTGCTGATATTTTTTATGTGTACATAAGTAGTGCTTTTGTCGATTTAGACACTTTAGTTCCTGCCAGTGTCGGAGAGTTTTCTGACGGAGAGCTTGTTTCTAGGAACGCCATAAACGCTAACGGCAGTGGTTCAACTATTACCATTGGCTTAGAAGCAGACATAAATGGGCATGAGTTGTCTATACAGGACATCAACGTACTTGCATTAATAGGTAAAACATTATGAGTTATTGTGAAAAAAGTTTTGAAAGGGAGATAAACTAATGGATCTTAAAGAAATTTTAGAGTCTATAGGCGGTGCAGGAAACGCAGTAAATACTGCTGCTGCTTTAGGATTAGGCACTGCTGGTTTAGCCCTGCTGAAAAAGGGTACAGTGATTTAGGAGACATTGGAGAACGAGCGTACGCCGGTTTAGCAGGAGAAGGAGGTCTCGCGGAACAACTCAGGGGGATGCTTGAGTTCCAACCGTACACTGTTACTTCTGCTACTGGTGGTCAGTTCGGTATGACTCAGGACCCTACTACGGGCCAAATGACGTACCAAATGGCTACTTCTCCTGAAGAACAAGCTCTACAGCAGCAAACATTGGCTAATGCGGGTATGTTCTTTAATCAAGCAGCTATGCCTGTAGACCAACGAGAGCAGGACATATTTCAACGCATGAGGACAGCGATGTCTCCTGAAGAGGAACGTCAGCGTTTAGAAATGGAGCAGCGTATGGCGGCTCAGGGACGCTTAGGTGTCCGTACGGCTCAGTTTGGTGGCACACCTGAACAACTAGCGTTGGCTAAGGCGCAGGAAGAAGCCAGAAATACCGCTATGTTGAACGCTATGCAGTTTGCAGGACAAGAGCAGCAACGTCAGGCACAGCTAGGAACAGGCATGTTGTCTGCTGGCTACGTACCACAAGCACAGCTTCTATCTGCTTTACAGCCCGGAATGACTGCAGCAGAACGCCAGCGTCAGTCCTTGTCAGAACAAGCGGGAGCATACGGACAGACGTACGCTTCAGGTCTTCAGGCACTACTTCAGGCAGCTTTGGGACAAGCTAATATTGCTGGAGGAGTAGGCGGTAGTATAGCTAGAGCGTCCCTCGGCGGTTTATTTGGCCCAAGCACTTAGGAGAACACATAATGGCTACATTTTCAGAAGGGTTTTTGTCTCAACTAGGCAGACCCGCGATGTCACAAAGCTTGTTTGACTTAGGTTCTGCTATTGGTGGTGTTCCGGGTCAGATGAAGCAGCAGCGAAAGCAGCAAGAGTTTAACCAGTTGATGCAACAGATACAGGGCGCACAAGGCTCTGGAGACTTCACAAGTATGAAGATCTTGGCGCAGCAGTTGGCTCCTTCGAACCCACAAGAAGCTGCTAAGGTGATGCAGGCTGCTTTAGAAGGTGAAGTAAAACAGCAACAAACCCAAAAAGAAACACAAGGGACTAGGGCTAGCGCACAAATGCTAAGGACTGAACTACAAGACTATGCTAATAATCCTTCTCTCCCTGCTTCGGCTAGAACAGAAGCTTCTAATTTATTAAAAGCAGCAGCTCAAGCAGGAGACAGGGCAGGACTATTGGAGCCTCGTGTTCAGCAACTAAGAACCCGTTTAAATGAAACTGCTAAACCCGTGTCTCTTTCTGCGGGAGGAGCTTTAGTTTCTCCTACAGGTGAAGTG